AATAAGCACTTTAACAATAGTTAGGGTGCTTTTTTAGTACAGTAAATCCATATAACGGATTTTGGCTAAAATTCGACGTATAAATATATATATGACGAAAAAACACTAAAAATCGTTGTATAAAATACGAGAGGAGCAATATATGAAATATAGGAAAAAGCCAGTTATAATAGATGCCTTTCAATTTTCTGTAGATATGGTGCATAAGGGATACATAAAATATAAAAGTTATGCAAAGGGAGAGCTTGAAATAAAAACACTTGAAGGCATTATGATTGCAAATGTAGGCGATTATATAATAAAGGGTGTTGATGGCGAGATATATCCATGTAAGCCTGATATATTTGAAAAAACATATGAAGAAGCCAAACCATGTACAAAAGGCTCATTAGATAAAGTTATTAGAACTGAAGCAGATATTGATATAGTAGCTAAAGAACTCAATCAAGAGTTGGAAAAAGCGTTAGAAGAAGATCCAATCCCTAAATTCCCGATGAGGTTGGATGATGTAAAGCTCGGATTTGATTTTAGCTGTGATACTAAAAGAGAGTTTAAAATGTTATGGAATGGGCATGAGGTTGAAAATGTAAAAAACATAACTTTAAATGCTCTTGCCGGTGAAGTTCCTACTATGACAGTAGAGATATATTTAGACTCTTTAAATAAGGATATGTTTAATAAATAAAAAAGAGAGGAAAAAAATAATGGATTACATTGAAAGAATGGAACAAGAACTAAAAGAATTAACAGAAAAAGGAACAAAGTTAGACAAGGCAATTAGGACATTAGAGGGGCTAAGTGCTGATGAATTAGGGCTAATGTACGCCCAGTTATATTCAATGAATAGCTATGCTGATATCCTAAGTAGGAGAATTGAACTGGCTAAAGAGTTGAAAAAGAAGAATTAAATAAATATCTATACCCTAGCACCTTAACAGGTAATTGATTGTGTGGAAAGCAATCCTTATGTTAGGGTTTCTTATAGATAATAAATTTAGCATGTAGATAGCTGACTTTTACTTAAAAGAGGCCCTATATGTGGGTGCATGGTCTAAAAGGGCTATGCACTATAAATTAATATAATTCGACCTAGACAAGTCGTTAAAAGGTCTATTTTTTATGCGATAAAGTACTCAAGGCCAAGAGAATAAAAGGGCCAACTACATACTGGTACCGGCCAGAATAAAAAGGAGAGTAGATAATATGAAATGGTTAGAAGAAATATTGAAAGATGTTGAAAACTCAGAAGAGATAATAAAAAACATCAAAAAGGGTATTGGTGAAAAATTTGTTAGTAAAGAGGACTTTAACAATAAAAATAATGAAGTTAAGGACCTTAAAGAACAGTTAGCTGACAGAGATAGGCAGTTGGAGAGTTTAAAAAAGGTTGACCCTAAACAGTTACAGGAAGAGATAGAAACACTGAAGGAAAGTAATGCAAATAAACAGGCTGAATTTGAAAAGAAGATACACACTATCAAAGTAGAATCGGCACTGGATAAAGCGTTGCTAAGTTCAGGGGCAAAAAACATAAGAGCTGTAAAAGCCTTGTTAGATATTGATGTTGAAAATGTAAAATTAGACCAGTCTGGCAACCTAGAAAATATACTGACGCTAATTGAGGGAATTAAAACATCTGACCCTTACTTATTTGAAAGTGATGGGGACCCACAAAAGGGTTTTACGGGGGCGGAGCCTGGTACAGGAGCTCAGACACCACCACAAAAAGCAGACTCAGAGAAGTCTTACGAAGATTTTGTAAGAGAAATAGAAAATAATTAATTTTAAAGAAAAGAGGTAGAAAAAATGAAATTTGATGCTAAATCATTTAACCCAGAAGCTTGGTTAAAATACATGGAAGCAATGCCAAATGAAAGGCTTAACAGGTTAAGAAGTTCAAAGGCAATAGCAAAGGATAAGAGACTTAGAAGTGTGTTTAAGGATGATACACAGACAGGTACAGTTTATGCAAAGATACCATACTTTGGTAGAATCAACGGAGAAGCACAGAACTATGACGGTGCCACAAAGCTGACAAGCAACAGAACGAAATCACTAGAACAGGGTGTATTTACTTATGGCCGTATGTGTGCGTGGACTGAAGCAGACTTTTCATTTGATGTAACTGGTGGCGAAGATTTTGAAGATAACATCAGAAGGCAGATAACTGACTACTGGAACAACGTAGATCAGGATGTATTGTTATCTATACTAAAGGGTGTGTTCTCCATGAAAGACACTAAGTACTCAAATGCAAATAAAAACTTCGTTGCTAAACATACACTTGATATATCAGAATCAGGTAAGGATGTAGTAACATCAGAAGCAATGAAGGTAGGTGCTACTACATTAAATAGTGCTATTCAGAGAGCTGGTGGAGATAATAAGAACTCATTTAGCTTAGTGCTTATGCATTCTTCGGTATCAACTAACCTTGAAAATCTAAATCTACTTGAACACTTGAAGTATACAGATGAAAAGGGTGTGCAAAGAGATCTTGAGTTGGCTACATGGAATGGTAGACTTGTTATAATTGATGACAACATGCCAGTAGAAAATAAGAATTTAGGGGCAACAGGTGGTAAGGTTGATTTATTCACAACTTACGTATTAGGTAACGGTGCTATTTCTCTTGAAAACGTAGGGGTAAAGACACCATATGAAATGGTAAGAGACGCGTTCACGAATGGTGGAGAGGATACGCTTGTATCTAGAATAAGAAATGCAGTAGCAGTGGCGGGTATTTCTTACACTAAGGCAGCACAGGCTTCTAACTCTCCTACTAATGCAGAGTTAGAAAAGCCAGAAAATTGGGAGCTTATCAATGATGGCGAAACCGCAATACCTGATAAGTTTGTACCACTTGCAAGAATTATATCAAGGGGCTAAAGGTAATGGGAATTAAGATGACTAGAGAAGAATATATCGACAAAGTAATTGAATTGATCGAGCCATTTGGAATTAGATTAAGTGCAGATGATTTTTATTTGGAATTTGTTATTGAGTCGACTATCCAGGATATCTTAAATTTTTGTAACCTAAAAGAAATACCAAAAGAGCTAGAACATGTTATAGTTAGACGTGTTCTAGCTAAAATACTTGATTTTAAGCTACAGACTTCAGATGCAGACTCCATAAATATAGAAAAGGGAATAAGATCCATAACAGAAGGTGATGTTAGTATCAGTTACGATACATCACTTGATAAAGGGGCTATGCTAGCTAAGTTTATAAAAGATGGCTTAAATTATGGAATGGATAACCTGTATAGTTTTAGGGACTTTAGGTGGTGATTATGTGAATCATAGAAAGGTGATTGAGTCTTTATATAAAGGATTGTGTGATATTTACGAATACAAGACAAGTAAAGACCCTATTACAGGGCGTATAAGCAAACCTAAGGAAGTTAAAATAAATGATGAACAAATCCCTTGCCGAATATCTTACAACAGCTCACAGGCGATTACACAGACTGAGGGTGGCGTATTAGTTCAGAATATAAAGTTATTCTTAGCGCCTGAAATTGATATCAAACCTAATAGCAAAATTGTTGTAACCCAGAATGACAGGACTGTAGCGTATAAAAACAGTTCAGTTCCTATGATTTATGATAGTCACCAGGAAATAAACTTAGAAATATTTGATAGGTGGAGCTAATGGGTAGCATAAGAGGCAAGGCAGACATGAGGGCTTTGAAAAAGCTTGAAGAACAGTTTAAGCAGCTTGAAAAAAAGAAAGCTGATGAATTCTTGAGATTTTTAACAAGGGATTTAGCGAGAATCACTTTGTCTAATGTTATTTTTCGTACACCTGTTATTTCGGGAGATTTAAAAAGAGCCTGGACAGGTGGAGTTGACATGTCACCTGATGCATATGTGCAGACCAGAAGCATATCAAGAAAAGGCAATGCCTATGTGCTACTTTTATTCAATAGCATGAATTATGCTTCTTATGTTGAGTATGGACACAAGCAACAGGTGGGAAGATTTGTTCCTGAATTGGGGGTAAGATTAAAGGCCCCGTGGGTACAGGGACAGTTTATGTGCAGAAAAACAGTAGCTGATGTGAAAGCAAGATATCCAAGCATTGCAAGAAGAAATCTAGAAAAATTCTTAAAGGAGAATATACATGTTTAATGACTTGATAGATGCCATCTCTAAAAGACTTTTAGAATACTTCCCGGAGAGCGTACCAAATATATATTCAGAAAATATTGAGCAGGGTTTTAGTGAGCCTTGCTTTTATATTTCCCTGATAAATTCCACAAATAAAAATAAGTTAGGACCTGGAAGGGGTAAAAGGTACAAGTTTGACATTATGTATTTTAACAATAACCTGGGTAATGATGATCTAAACACTATGGGTGATAAATTATCAACGGTCCTAGAAGATATACAGATAGGGGATGCCTTAATTCATGGATTTGACATTGAATATGAGGTTAAAGATAATAAGCTTCACTTTTTTGTGGAATATCCAGTACTAGCATCCTATGAAGTTGAAAAAGTGTCTAAGATGGCAAGTTTGAAAGAAAGGATAGATATTAATGGCTAAAAAGAAAGAAGAGTTACAGAATCCAGAAGAACAGGCTACTTTTACTAAAGACCAGTTTATGGGATCTGAAAAATATCGTTATAGACAAGATGTTATTGAAGTCTTACTTGATGTAGATCGTAGTTATTCGATTGAAGAAGTGGACATGATGATAACAGAGTACATGGAAAGAGAGGCAAGGTAATGGCATTAGGTGGCGGTACATTTACTACTACAGATAAAATGCTAGCAGGTGCTTATATAAATAGTGTGAGCGCAGCT